GGTCATTCGCCAGCACCGTTTCCGCCTAGGCACAGAATTTCCACAACCTGGCCTTAAAGCGGAACAATCGTTAATCAAAATCCCACTTTAGGGTCAAAAACGTGCGTTTTCAGTCATCAAAATCCCACTTTTGCATATAACTGAACAATTGGTTATCGGGCAATAAATTCAACAAAATGCCTTAACGACAACGCTGCTTTCTAAGCGAGCTGCTTATGGATAAGCTATCATCCTAGGTTGACAAGGAGGCATCATGCCAAGCACTGGCGGAGTAAAAATCGGCGGCAGCTATGACGAGGCGCGGACCAGAAAGGTCAATGCTGAGGCGGAGATAGCTGAGCTGGAATTGGCGAAGGTTCGGGGAGAGCTTGTCGTCGCGGAAGATGTAGTTAAGGCGTGGGAAGACGTTCTTGGTGCAGTGAAAGCGAAGATGTTTGCTGTTCCTACGAAAGCGGCTCCTGTCGTTGCAGCGGAGAGTGAGGCGGGGAAGTGTCAGGCGGTACTGGAAGACCTGATTAGGGAGGCACTGGAGGAATTATCGAACTATGATCCCAAGCTATCGGCAACCACAGCATCTGTTGAGTCACCTGAAGAAAGCGATGGCGACTCTGAAGCCGCCGCCACGGCTAAGCGTAAGCGAGTGGGCAGACCACGAAAGACGGCTGGACTCGCAAAGTAGCTCAGAGCCTGGGCGCTGGTACACCTCTCGCGCGGAGTATCAGCGCGGGATTATGGATGCGTGTTCTGACCCAACCATTTCTGAGGTTGTGGTTATGGCCGGCGCTCAGTTGGGGAAGACTGAAGCGCTTTTGAACATCATCGGTTATCACATTGCCCATGACCCCTGCCCTGTGCTCGTTCTTCAACCTACCCTAGAAATGGCTCAGGCCTTCTCAAAAGACAGAATCGCTGCCGGTCTCATCCGATCAACCCCTTGTCTTAAAGGTAAGGTAAAAGATCCGCGCGCCAGGGACTCTGGGAATACGACGTTGCACAAAGTCTTCCCTGGAGGGGCCTTGACTATGGTCGGGGCCAACAGTCCTTCGGGTCTCGCAAGCAGGCCCATACGTTTGGTCTTGTGCGACGAAATTGATAGATATCCCGCTTCAGCAGGTGCTGAGGGTGATCCGATTCAATTGGCCAGGAAAAGAACGGCTACTTTCTGGAATCGAAAGATCGTCATGGTCTCGACCCCGACAAACAAAGGATTATCTCGGATTGAAGATGCCTTTGAGTTATCTGACCAAAGGCACTATCACGTTCCCTGCAAACATTGTGAGGAATATCAGAAACTTAAGTGGGGGAATGTGAAATGGGATGAAGATAGTCCAGAAACAGCGAGGTACATGTGTGAGCACTGCGGAACCCTGTGGTCAGAGTCAGAGCGAGCGTGGTCAATCCGAAACGGCCAGTGGATCGCTGAAAAGCCGTTTAAGGGCACTGCTGGATTCGCTATTTCGGGCTTATATAGCCCGTGGACACCTTTAGCAGATGGTGTAAGGGACTTCCTGAACGTCAAGAAGAATCCAGAGCAGCTTCGGGTGTGGACCAACACTTATCTGGGGGACCTCTGGGAAGACCAGGGTGATCGGATTGATGACTGGGCGTTAGCAGATCGTCGAGAATCAATGCCGACCGTACCGGATGACGTACTGGTATTAGTTGCCGGAGTGGACGTACAGGATAATCGCCTAGAGATTTCTGTAATTGGAATCGGACGAGACGATGAGTCTTACGTCATTTCTCACGAAACTATGTACGGAGATCCTTCTACGCCACAGCTTTGGACCGCACTGGATACAAAGATTTTTCAGCAATATGAGACTGAGTCAGGAAGGCAGATTGCTATCCGATCAACATGCATCGACTCAGGCGGTCACTTTACTAACTCCGTGTACAATTACTGCAAAAAGCACGCAGGGAGAAGGGTTTTCGCGATCAAGGGTGTTGGTGGGGAAGGGAAGCCTATCGCCGGACGCCCTTCTAAAAACAACGTCGCAAAATGTCCCTTGTTCCCCGTTGGTGTAGACACAGTTAAGGACTTACTTTTTGCTCGCATGAGAATAGCTGAGCAGGGAGCTGGGTACATACATTTTTCTGACTCTTTGAGTGATGAGTACTTCAAGCAACTTACAGCAGAAAAGATCGTCACTAGATACCATAAGGGATTCAAAAGACGAGAGTTTGTAAAAACTAGGCCGAGGAATGAAGCGCTGGACTGTTTTGTGTATGCCTTGGCGGCATATGCTATTGTAGGCATAAATGTCAACAGCTTGGCTGATAGAATAGAGGCCCAAGAACCAAATGAGCCTAAGCCAGAGCCAAAAAAGACAGTCACTCAGCCTTTCGTCCCGAGAGTGGGGCGTAACTTTATAAACTCATGGCGGTGATATGGCTAACCTATTTAGTTCAGAAAACGCGCTAGCAAAAGAGCCGACCGACATTGTCGCTGGCGAGTTTGTTCAGTGGAAAAGAAGTGACATCGCTAGCGATTACCCCACTTCTGCAGGGTACACCGCAGAATACGTCGCCAGGATGGAGAAAGGCGGCGCTGAAGAGATCAAAATCTCTCAAGATGCCGGCTCTACGGATGACTACTACTTATTTTCTGTAGATAGCTCTACCACGGCCACCTATTTCTCTGGCACCTATGAGTGGCAGTTAAAAATTACGCAAACGTCTAGCGGCAACAAAGTTGTTGTTGACACGGGGTCATTCCAAATCGACCCAAACATGGACAACTACCAAGCAGATGGTAGGTCTCATGCCCAACTGATGGTTGATAAGATTGAATCCCTCTTAGAGGGCAAAGCTGATTCTGACGTATCTTCCTACTCCATCGCTGGTCGCTCTCTTACAAAACTGTCTTTTCAAGAACTGGTTGATGCTCGCGACTACTACCGCCGAGAAGTAACTCAGTACAAGACTAAGGAGCTTCTAAAGCGAGGGAAAGCTGTGGGCTCAACGGTTCAAGTGAGGTTCTAAGATGGGCATATTTGATTCTTTTTTTAAGAAGCCCGAAGAACCGAGCAAGGGTCAGCCTTTTAAACGCTCTTATGCGGCGGCTAACACAGGTCGCTTGTTTGCTGATTTTGTTGGAAGCGAGCGTTCGTCTGACTCAGAGCTTTACCCTGTACTCAATCGGATGCGAGCTCGCACCCGAGACCTTTCCCGCAATAACGAATACGTCAAACGTTACCTTGAGCTTATGAAAGCCAATGTAGTTGGCGAGCGCGGGTTCACCTTGCAAGTAAAAGCTATCGACACTGTCGGCAAGCTTGATCAGCAAGGTAATCAGTCGATTGAAGACGCGTTTAAGATGTGGGGCCGACTTGGGAGCCCCACTGTTGACGGAAAGATGACCTGGGTAGATGCCCAGAAACTTGCGATTGAGTCTCTCGCGCGGGACGGTGAGGTGATTATCGTTAAGCACAGAGGTTCATCTTTCAAAGATAGCTTCGCTTTTCAGTTTATTGAGCCAGATCAGCTAGACGAAAAGAAAAACGAAAGGCTTCCTAACGGCAACGAAATCCGCATGGGCGTTGAGCTAGATAAGTTCAAAAAGCCAGTTGCGTACTACTTTTTGACTTATCACCCGGGTGATTACGACTTTGCCACCCAGACTAGGTCCCCTAAGCACACCCGAATCCCGGCAGACCGTGTAATTCACGTTTTCATGCCTCTTCGGGCGGGTCAGACCCGTGGTGAGCCTTGGATGGCCCCTGCTCTGCCTGCTTTGAAGCAGCTTGGAGCTCTTAGAGAGGCTGCAATCATTAACGCTCGGGTTGGAGCGTCCAAGATGGGCTTTTTCACAAGCCCTGCTGGCGATGGGTTTGTCGCAGACGACATGGATGGGGCAATTCCTATCATGGATGCCTCGCCAGGGACTTTTCATCAACTTCCAAACGGGGTTGATTTTAAAACCTTTGATCCGCAATACCCCTCAAATGAGTTCGAAGACTTCCACACAGCCGTTCTGAGAGGCATTTCAAGCGGCCTAGGGGTCTCCTACACCTCTTTGTCTAACGATCTTGAGGGGACTTCCTATAGCTCTATTCGCCAGGGCGCCTTAGAAGAGCGTGATTTCTACAAAAACCTACAAGGATTCTTTGTAGATCATTTTGTACGGCCTGTTTATGAGTCCTGGCTAGCCGCTTCAATGGAAATTAACTCTTTTGGTATCCCGATTCGTCAGTTTGATCGATTTGCAGCCGCTTCGGAGTTTCGTGGAAGGGCTTGGAGCTGGGTTGATCCTCAAAAAGAAATGAATGCGGCTGTTGCTGGGCTTCAAAACGGTGTTTTGAGTCTTCAAGACGTTGCAAGCCAGTACGGGAAGGATACCGAAGAGTTATTGGCCCAAATTCAACGTGATAAAGCCCTTATGGAGCAATTTGGCGTCAAATTCGCCCTGGAGCCCTATGGGAGCCAGAAAATACCTCTAGAAGCGGATGTAACAGACGATGGCGACGTATAAAGGGGTCGAAATTGACACAAAACCAACTGAGGCCATGGCAAATGAGGCCAAGCGAGGACTGGATTGGCGTAGCGAGCATGGTCGAGGTGGGACGGAGGTGGGTATTGCAAGAGCCCGTGATATCTCCAATCGAAGCGAGCTGTCGTTTAGCACTATTAAACGGATGGTTAGTTTCTTCGCACGGCATGAAGTGGATAAGCAAGCAGAAGGATTTAGACCGGGTGAAAAGGGTTATCCATCAAATGGCAGAATCGCTCACGCATTGTGGGGCGGAAACAGTGGACGATCATGGGCTAATGCAATCCGAGATCGCCTAGAAAAGATTGATGAAGACGACCGTTCATTGGATATGGGTCGTCCCTATCCGAATGAGCATGCCGCTCGTATTAAAGACCCCGACGAGTTTGATGATTTCCGCCGCATGAAGGATCAGATGGCTGATGGAGTTGATTCCATCATCGGTCTGAATATGACTAACGGGAATGTTGATAGTTCCGAAATACAATCCTTGAGATTTGATAAACTCAAGTGGTCTGTTGATGACGCAAAGGCATGGTTAGACGAGCATGACTTCAACGTCATTGAATTTGAGCCAGCCTCTGAGGAGCGGGTCATGCAAGAAGAGATCAAAGAAGAAGTTGTAGAAGAGGCGGTCGAAGAAGTTATTGAGGAAGACCGCAAAGCCGAAGTAGAGGTGGTCCATCGCTCTCAGGATATGGAAGCTCGGGCAATTGATGAGGATTCTCGTCGAATCCGCATGTCGATCAGCTCTGAGTACCCCGTAGAGCGCAGCTTTGGCATGGAAGTGCTGGAGCATAGTGAAGAGGCTATCGATCTTAGCTTCCTGAATTCTGGTCGAGCGCCCTTGCTGCTTGATCACAATCCCGAAAAACAAATTGGGATTATTGAATCTGTCGAACTTGACAGCTCGGCGCGGCGACTCCGCGCGACGGCTCGCCTTGGACGAGGTGCGCTTGCTCGTGAAGCGTTCGACGATATCGTTGATGGTATTAAGTCAAACATTTCGATTGGCTACGCCATCAACAAAATGGAGCGTTCTGACAAGGACACTTATGTCGCCAAGTCATGGCGTCCCATGGAAGCCAGCTTAGTAAGTTTGCCTGCAGACCAATCAGACATGGTCGGGGTAGGACGAAGCGCTGAGGTTCCGAAAGTTATCGTTGAGTCCAATAATCCAATGGAGGGTCATAAAATGACCGATCAAATCGATATTGCAGCGATCCAGGCAGAAGCCCGGAAAGATGCACAGAAGAGCGCTGCTCAAATTGTTGAGCTGGCAGCGCGCCACAATCAAAGCGACCTTGGCCGCAAGGCAATCTCTGAAGGCCGTAGCATCGAAGAGTTCCGTGGCGAACTACTTGATGTCATCGGTTCTGATAAGGCCCTTGAGGACAAGAGCATCGGCATGTCGAAGCAAGAAGTTAAGCGCTTCTCAATTGTCCGTGCTATTAACGCTCTGGCTAACCCGCACGATCGCAAAGCCCAAGAAGAAGCTGCGTTTGAGTTTGAGTGCTCTCGCGCTGCTTCTGAGGCCTATGGCCGCACCGCTCGCGGTGTGATGCTTCCGGCTGAAGTGCTTCGCAATTGGAAGCGTGATCTCAATACGACCGATGATTCCAACGTCCTAACCGAAGATTTTCGGGGTTCGGAATTCATTGACGTGTTGCGCAACCAGTCCTCGGTCATGCAGGCAGGCGCCCGCATGCTGAACGGCCTCCAGAGCGATGTGGCCATCCCCAAGAAGGCAAGCGCCAGCTCCGCTGCGTGGCTCGCTTCTGAGGGTGACAATGTTGCTGAGTCCGAGCCGACCTTCAGCCAGATCACTCTTTCGCCGAAGGATCTTGGCGCATTCACGGAAGTGACTCGCAGAATGATCCAGCAATCAACCTTGGATATTGAGGCTCTCATCCGTGATGACCTCGCACAAGCGATTGCTCTTGGGATGGACCTTGCTGCCCTTTCCGGCTCCGGTGCTTCCGGTCAGCCCCGGGGTATCAAGAACACCAGCGGCATCAACACCGTGGACTTCGGCACTGCGCCTGACACGGTGCCCACTTTCGCACAAGTGGTGGCAATGGAGACGGCTCTGGGAGAGGACAATGCTCTCGCAGGCAATCTCGCCTACATCCTGCCGGCTTCCATGTACGGTGCTTTGAAGACCGTGGAAAAGGCAGCAAACACCGCGCAGTTTGTGGTTGAGCCCGGCGGCACGATGAACGGCTATCGTGCGATCGTGTCCAACCAGTGCGCTGCTGGTGACCTCTATTATGCTGATTTTTCTCAACTTTTAGTTGGAATGTGGGGTGGGCTCGACCTGTTGATTGATCCTTATACCAACAGCAAGTCTGGCACGATCCTTATCCGGGCAATCCAGACGATGGATGTCGCAGTCCGGCATCCGGTCAGCTTCTGCCTGGGAAATGATCAGGGCAGCTAAGGCATTAGGTGAAGGGCCCCTTCGGGGGCCCTGATCCCTTGGAGGGAAAATGAAATACAAGGTTTTGCGAAATACTGTTGCTGGAGGTCGCGTTCGACGCATGGGGTCCATCGTTGAGCTTGATGACCTTGAGGCAAAAGAATTGATGGGCATGGGGCGCGTAGCTCCTCACGCCGAAGAAGTTCAAATTGAAGATCGGAGCATTGGTTTAATCGAGGAAACCAAGCCCCGTACTCGCGGACGATCAAAGAAGGCTGCTGACTAATGGCCGTAGAAGACGCTGAAGATCGCGCCCTTATGCTCGCTGACTTTGGCGTTCCGGTCAGGTACAAGCCTGTTTCTAGTTCTGTTCGAACAATCACTGGAATCATCGATAACGCTTACGAAGAGGTTGATGCAGGAGGTTCTGTGACCTTCGCAATGACTCGACCTCGCCTAACCTGTCGCACTTCTGATTTGGTTGGGATCTCTGAAGGCGCGACGATGGTTATTGATGGTGCGAACTACGTTGTTCGCGTACACATGCCTGATGGGACGGGGATCTCTGAATTGATGCTGGAGGCCCAATAATGGCCCACGTTAGGAAGCTCATCAGGGATAACGTAATTACGACCCTAACTGGTCTTGCGACCACGGGGGCTAATGTTTATCAGACTCGCGTATACCCTCTTGCGGAGGATCGCCTCCCTGGGATTGCTGTCTATTCTTCTGAAGAAGCAACGCTCTTTGGTTCGATAAACCCGCCGCGTACTCAAGTTAGGACGCTCACTCTTGCCGTAGAAATCTACGTTAAGGCTGTGAACGACTACGACGATACGTTAGATCAGATTTGCCTGGAGGTGGAACAAGCTCTGTACGCCGATCTGACGCGAGGCGGGTACGCCAAAGACACGCAGGTTTTACGGTTTGCATCTGACTTTTCTGGGGATGGGGACCAGCCTGTGGCTTATGGGACTTTAGAAGTCTCTGTAGACTATGCAACAGTCGAAAATGACTTGGAGACATCGGTATGATGGTGGAAATGAAGCTTGGGGAAACCACCGTAAAGGTCCTCCCTAGCAAAGTTGAGGTAATGGAATTTCGGGGTTGGGAGATCTCCTACCCTGTAATGGCACAGGCAGAGCCTGTAATTCTCCCGGCTGAGCCGGACTTAGATGAGGCCGATGAGGCTCAGGAGGAAGACTAATGGCTATTCATA